GTATTTTCTAGTCTCTTCGGAATTTCCTTCAACGCACCAGCACCTACCATAGCAACTGAATTTTTCAAAAATAGAGAATCAATTGGTCCTTCAACAACATATACTCGTTTCTTGGGATTTGCTCTCCACAANCCATACCATAACCNATCTATACTTTTATCGTGCTTCACCGTAATATATTTGAGTGTGTTTCGAGCATCTACCTCACCAGACATACTCAATGCCCTGCCTTGAACAGCAACAACATCACCATGACTGTTGAAAAACGGAATTACTAATCTTTCTTCTTCCGCGAAAAGGTTGCAATCTTTGTCTAACTTGCTTGCAAATGTTGCGAAGTCGTCAGTATAATACAATAACTTCCAATATTCTTTTGGAATAATTCGCATATCTGCAAATTGTCTTGCCTTATGCTTATCTGGCAAATCGTTCAGACAAATCAAGTCATCTAGTAACTTATCTTTCTTTTTGAATTTTGGTTTCGCTTCTTTGAATTTGAACACTTCTTCTTCCTTCGGTTTTATATAATTTGATTTGCCGTTCTCACCGTTTCTGTATCTTTCTAATGAATATTCTTTGCATAGTGCAGGAGAAACTTCTTTTAGAAAATTATATAGGTTCATTCCCGTTCCGCAATTATGACACTTATAAAAAAAATCATTTCCTTTTTGGTAAAAATATCCTCTTGCCTTAGTTTTATTTTTTTGTGAGTCTCCGCATATTTTACACCTACAGTTTGCAAGGTTTTCTTTTTTCCACTTGAATTTATCGAGTTGAGGAGAAATTATGTTAATATATTTTTTGTCTATGTAACTGGACATCTAAATGTTCCAATCATTAAACTTATCACCCACAGCAAATTTTTCGTCAAATTGTTTTCCATCAAAGCCGCTACCAGATTTTAATTCTTCTGTTTGGTTAGATTCAACCAATCCTATTTGTTCCAGTTTTGGAGAATCTGAGAATTTCATTTTTGCACGATTGATGTTTAGTATGAATTTTCTATTCGTAAAGGTATCATTATATCTGTTCTTCAATTGCTTTACCAATATCTGTCCTTTTTCCTCTAATTCTTCCGTAGAAATCAATGCAATCATAAAATCGCAAGTTGCAGGAAGTCCAAAACTTTCTGATGTATCTTCAAGCCCAAAATCAGAGTTGTTGAATCCTGCTCTGTTTACTTGTGTTGCAGACCAAATCGGAACATCTCTTTCTACAGCAAGTCCCCGAAGTTCTTCTGCAATTGACTTTACTAATTGATAAGTATTTATATTTACTCCACCTTTAATTCTAGAAGATGCACAAATATTTAAATAATCTATGAATATAATGTCTGGTTTAAATTTCTTTTTCATCTGTAATTCATCAAGCAACGATCTGAAATGATTTGCATTTGCAGATGCAGTAGGATATTCTTTGATAATAAGTTTGCCTGTCATATTAGATGCAATAGTATTCATCTTTTTATCATAAACATTTTTTGGTAATTCTTTAAGATTATCAAGTGTAATGTCCATAAGATTTGCATCAATGCGTTCTGCAATCTTCTCTTCTGCCATTTCGCAAGTGATATAAAGAACATTATAATTAGCATCCAAACAAGAAGCAGCATGATGGCACAAAAATGCTGACTTCCCAACCGCTGTTCCTGCAATTATTATATTGAGTGTCTTGCTTGGTGTTCCTCCCGAAGTAATATCATTTAAAAATTCTATATCAAACGGAATTCGTTTTTCTTTTTGGTGATAAAATTTATATCGTTCATCCGAATCTTCAATATAATCGTGTCCAATATGAGTGTCAAAAGAAACTGCAAGTGCGTCAGATAAAATGTGTGGTATTGCAGTATCTGTTTTATCTTTTGATTTCCCGTCAATAATATGAATAGATTCCATGATTGCATTATATACTGCTTTATCTTTACAAAACTTTTCAGTTTCTGTTGCTAACCAGTCTTCATTTGCATCATTCTCCGAAAAAGAATCAATAACATTTAAAGCATCTTTAAATTCATCTTCATTGATGGTTGAAACCTTTTCTAGAGAAATGCTTAATGCTTCTTTTGTCGGAAGATTATTGTATTTTATAATGAATTCTTGAATTAGGCCGAAAACTAATTTTTCAATTTTATCATGAAAATATTCTTCTCGTAAAAAAGGAATTACCTTACGAGCATACTCTTCGTTGTATATTAGATTTTGTAGTATTACTACCTCAACCGTTTTCATTTACTACAGTTTCCTCAAGGAAATCTTCACCCGTTTCTTCTATCTCTTCTTCTAATACCAAAATCAGTATTTCTCCCAAAGTATTAATAAACTCTTTATTTTCTTCTAATTCGTTTGGATTATCTATTAAATTATAATCAAATTTTAATGCCAATTGATCATCCTTCTCGTCAAATGCAATACGACCATATTGAAATTTTATTCCTTCATATTTGCCTTCTGTAATAACAACAGGAACTGGTTGAATGGTTTTATCTGAATCATCAAATTTATAATTAGTCATTTATAATTTCCTCACCCTTTAAATACGAAATTTCTTCACCAATAACTTGTTCTATCATTTCGTGAATTTCTTCAAGTCGTTCTCGGAATGCATCTTCCCAAATATCTTCTCCTGCTTCCTCAGCCACTTGTTCGAGTTCTTCATAAAGACCATCTTCTTCACACTCATCAATATATTCATCACGATAACAAATACGAATTCCTGTAAAATCTGGATTTTCGTCTTCATAAAACATTCGCACAAGAATATCCTCATCGAATTTTGAAAGGTGTTCATAAAGTTTATCCTGAATACCGTCAACTTTGTGCCATGCAGAAGTTAGAATCCAATAATCTTCATATACTTCTTCAACCACACACCATTTTGCTCCAATATTATCTATTGTCCAATTGATATGATTGTCAAAATCACCGTTCCATAAAACATCAGCAACCTCCAAGTTTTCGTGCTTATTTATATTGATTGCACCAGAAAGTCTTGCAAATTCTAGTTGTGCTGCTTCATTGCCTTCGATTGTGATATAATTGGTTACATCATTCGCCATTTTCATTCTCCTGTTCTATGTTACCATACTTGAATTCTTTTGCAACTGCTTCTTCAAGTTGTTTCATTACATCTTCGGTAAAATACTTTTCCGGTTCGTTATTGATAGATTTTTCAAATGCAGTTTTACCATCAGGCAATTCAATCCGGGTAGAAACTTTTTTGAATATACCATACTTGATTGCAATTGGAACAAGACCATAATAAAGATTCAGTCCAGTATCATAATTCAACTGCACTTCAACTTCTTTATTTTCTTTAGTAAATCTGCCTTTATAAAGTTTACATTTGATGATACCACCAACAATATCTGTACCGTCTTTGTCTTTCTTTTTTGTAAGATAAACAATTGTAGATGCGGCATACTTCAAACCAGAACCACCACCCATTTCTTTCATAGGAACATATGCACCCACTACTGTATATGTGTGATTTGTCATAATCAACGGGATACCTGCTTTGCCCAACTTCAATGTGAGAACTCTAAATGTTGCTTTGATGACTTGAGCCCTTGTCATATCACGGGTTAATTTACCGTCTGCGGTGTCTGTCATCTCTTTTTCTGTAGAAAGCATTCCAAGACTATCCAGAACAACAAACACAGGTTTCTTATCTTTGTTCTCAATATATTTATCAACAATACTAATTGCTTGGTGACGGAAATTTTCTACTGTTGCAACAGGGAAGATTGCAACTCTTGACGGGTCCATTCCTCGTTCACGAATCATATCACTCGTCACTGCTTGCTCTGTGTCAAAGTAAAGGATAACGCCTTCTGGGTTGTCATCCAAAAATTTCTTACCCACCCCAAGTGCGAAGTAAGTCTTTCCTGTTGCTGATTCGCCCGCAAGTGCCATAATCTTATTGTTTGGAATACCACCATAAAGAGAACCAGATAACAACGCATTGAATGCATAAGAACCCGTATCAACAAATCCAGTNACATCACTTCCGTCAATTCCNTCNGAAGCAANACCNGCATATTCNTTACCNGAACTTTTNATNATGTCNTTNAAAAAATC